TTTTGACAATCTTGTACTTAGACTTCCATTGGGAACGGATAATAACATAGATCACAATACAGCATCGATAAATACATTTACTTCAACACACCCAGATCAAACGAAAACTGGTATATCAACTCAAACAGTTTATATGTCTGGGTCATTTGAATGGGAGGATGAAAATGAAACTTATTATGTTACTACTCCAAACTCTTTTGGCCTAAGACCAGTATCTAATAAGATTAGAATAGAAGCTAATACTGTAAATGGAACACTAGATCCATTTGAATCTCAAGAGTCAAGTTCGTCAGATACAAATCCTATAGACTTAGCTGATCTATATGTATCAGTATCTCCACAAGACGATTTAGATTTAGACATAGGTTTACAATATGGCGATATAAATATGGATAACTATGTAGGAGATCCAAGAGAAAAGTATGCAACAGATTATTCTCAACTGAGAAAATTAAGAGCAGATTACTTTAAGAAGTTTACATCAGTTCAAAAGATACAAGCTTATGTAAAAACGCTATCTTATATAAACAATGCATTATTCCAACAAATAGATGCTATGCTTCCAGCAAGAGGAACTAACGTAGTTGGTTTAATGGTAAAACCCACTTTATTAGAAAGATCAAAAGTTTCACTTGAACCGTCTTTCTCTTTCCAAGAAAATCATTACTTAGGTAAAACCGCAAGGTCTGATCAAAATCTAGAACACTATACCCAAAGTATAGATGTAATGCCAGATAGGTATATGGAAGAAAGCGATGATTATGATGCAATGTATTATGAATTCGAAGATGGGTCTGGTGCTGCACAATGGTTTTCTACTTTAACTGATACTGTAAAAACTGAAGCTGGTCATGAACCAAACCATTATACATTTAACATAGCAACGATAAATCAAGATGGTACTGGTAGAGATAAAAACTTAGACGGATCACAATTAACAATGTCAGTTGCAGGAGTAATGCCACAAGCATATGATCAACCAACTGATAATAAGTATTATCAAATCAGATATTACTACAGCTCTTCTCTTAGCTCTTCATTAAAAAAATGGTATTCATCTTCTTATGAACCAACTCAAATAGTTCAACAAGACGTATTTTTAGGTTTTAACAATTCGTTTGTAGCAGGTTGTAAGATGACATCACCAGACTTTAATGCCGCAAGCGAGGATACAATAGATGGTGGTCCAGTAGTAGAATACATAGAAGGAAACCCGAATACACTAATTAGTAAAAATCCAGGCTTATCTGGTGACCTATTAGTTAGATAAAATTAAAGAACATGGATATTTATTAGTATAAAAAGAATAGAGGAAATACAATGGGATACTTAGACAATACAAGTTTAACAGTTGATGCAATCCTTACCAAAAAAGGAAGACAGCTGTTATCAGAGGGCGCATTAGAAATTACAAAATTTGCCCTAGCTGATGATGAAATAGATTATAGATTATGGGATTCTGCTCATTCATTGGGTACGAATTACTATGGACAAGCAATAGAAAATATGCCGTTATTAGAAGCATTTGCAAATGAAAATCAAATGATGAGGTATAAGTTAATTAGTTTACCAAAAAACACTACTAAACTACCATTAGTACAAGCTGGTCAAACGTCTATATCTCATGTAAGACCTGGTGTACAAACAACAATTATTCCAACAACTGCCAACATAGCAAACGGAAACAGAACAGCAGGATATACATGTATATTATCAAATTCTGCAATTGCAACACTTACAGTTGCTCCAGGTGGAAACGTAGAACAAGAATCTACATTCTCTGCAATTGGCGATGATGCTGCAACATCTGTATCTGTAGTTGGAACAAGATTTTTAATTACATCTAAAGTAGTTACTGTAGATACTGCAACTACTATCACAATTGTAGGAAATGAAACAGGGGGTTCTTTAACGATACCTTACACTGTTAAGAAAGATCCTGAGTTGGATATAGTAACTAGCGTATAAGAGGAATAGAAAATGGCACAAAGAAGATCAAGACTAAATAAAAGAGCTTTACTAGAAGCAAGAAGTCGTAGAAGATTTAGAGGTATTACTACAAAAACCTATAATAGATTCGATGATGAAGATATTATAGAATCAGATGTAGCTAAATCGATTACTTCGGCTTTATGGTCTGACAACGTTAGTACACTTACTACGTTCCATACGTCGTCGACTCAGTCACCGCATCCATCAACATCTCAATCGTATCAAGCAGAGATATACTCTGTAGATCCTGCAACAAATACTTCATCATCTGTACAATTTAACATTGCTTGGGGACATTATGCTGGCTCTGGGTCTATTACTTCTTCAGGAGCTTCTGATCAAGGTAATACTCCTTCAAAAGCGGTTTATACTTCTTTTGCAAATCAATTACTTGCAGCAGGAGATGATAAATTTACAATAGATACTACAGATAACGATTATATGTATTTTATTACAGTAGCTAGAAATCGTTTCAAAGAAAAGATGAACCCTAATGGATGGGAATTAAAATTAGACGTTGGTTCTGCAACTTGCCATTTAATAGATGACAGTAGATACAATGCTAATTCTTCTACAAATGGAAACAGGGTATACAATATAATTTCGGGTACATTAGCTGCAGGACAATCTGCAACTACAACTAATATGGGGTTATTTTATCCTGATCTTGGTATCTTAGCTATATCTCATCAAAATATTAATGCTGTATCTGGTTTTGATATTGCTTCTACAATTACACAAAGTAATTACTCAGTAGCACCAGTAGAACCTTTTGTTGATCCAGTAAAAGCTATGTTTACAGCAATTTCTGGTTCAGATGGTGCTTATTTCCAAGGAAGAGCAGAAGAAGATATTTCATCAACGCATTATTTTGTAAGAGTTAAAAATTCAGAATATAATTTTTCAAACAATCCAACCTTCGCAACTACTGTTGGAACATTGCAAAATGCAAGTATGGTTGGTGATCCTTCTGTTTATATTACAACAGTTGGTTTATATAATGACGAAAATGAATTAGTTGCAACTGCAAAACTTAGCAAACCGCTAAAGAAAACTTTTGCAAGAGAAGCAACAATTAGGGTTAAACTTGATTATTAATAAGTACAAGCTATGATATGTCAGAAATTTTCAAAACATTCAAAGGTGGTGAAAAAAAGATTACGCCAACCGTTACCCATAAAGAATGGGAAGTAGATAAAGAAAACTCTGCAAGCTTAGGTGTTGAATATTTTCAAGGGTTAGCTTATGATCACAAAGCAGCACAAACTGGAAGTTACCAATTCAATACGTCAGACCCTCATTTCGGCGGCACAGTCAGTAATGCAATAACTACACATAGAGGTAGAGAATATTATTCATACGGAATTCATAAAAGTATAGACCATTTGTACTATGGTTTGAATGACAATCCCTATGACTCTTTTTGTAACGATGAACCTCATAAAATGGCAAAGGAATTAGATGGAATAGTTTTTGTTTTATCTATACCGTCTTCTATATATGGAGAAGAAATAAAACCTGGTAGTTTAATAATAAGCAGATCGTCTTACGTTTTAACAGATGATGGCAAAGGTAATTTAAGAGATTTATTAGATACTACTGGTTCAACTGCATCAACTACTTTATCTTCATCTTTGTTATACGCACCCTTTACTGATTACTGGAGACACACTGGAGAATGGTTTAGCCCTGGCGGTCCAAGATTCGTAGCAACAAGTTCTACTTTTATTGAAGCAGCTGGAGACTATGAAGCTTGTGCATATAATGTAAAATGGTACGGAGATCCAGCTCATATTAATGGAGCAACAAGAGGACATGTAACTTTTCATGGTTCTCATAGTTTACAAGAAAGCAATTCTATAGATAACCCTTCTGATAGTTCTTTTGTTAGAATAAAAGGAACGAAAGATTTAGATTTAGAATCTGACTTTGCAATTTCATTATGGGTCAAATGTCCAGAATCTCAATCTGTTTCCGAAAGTTATTCTGGCCCTTGGGATTATGAAAATGGAACCAATTCTAGAATTACAAGAACGCTAAGAACTGGTAGGCAAAGAAATACCATATTAACAACTAGAGAATGGTGGGGAAATAATTGTCCTATATCTTTAGAAATAATAAACAGTCTATCTGCAGACAAGGGTAAATTAAGAGTTACATATAAATCTAAAACCGAAGGTTGGATTAACAATCTTACTTCAACTAATACCTTTAATGATTCAGAATGGCACCACATCTTACTAACCGTTGGAGGTGGAACTTGTTATTTAATTGTAGATGGTAATACAGAAGCAAGTGGCGATTACATACCTTCTCACCTTAATACAAGATGGCCAGTAGATATGCATCTGGGAGCAAGACCTTATAATTACAAACAAAGATATAGAAATCAACAATATCAAAAGTGGTTTAATCAAAAAGATCAAAAAAATTACATAGATCCTTTTTCTGGGTCAATATCTTCAGTAAGATTATACGATGAATTTATAAACCCTAGTAATACTAACTTGATTAATTGTATTAGTGCTAGCGTTAACCAAGACAATTACGTTGGAAATGTTTTCTATGAACATGGTATAGCAACCATAACTACGCCAAACAATACAGATGGCGTAAGTTATCAAGTTAACTGGGGTAATGATGCAACAGAAAAGATAACTTTCAAAGGTACACATAAAATAAAAGAACATCTTTATATTTGCAATATATTAGATGGAGAATTTAATGCAACGTATAATCCAACTGCAAGAGAAAAGTTTGATGCAAGAAATGATAACTTACAAGCATATACTACTCATTCAGAATTTAACCCTTATATCACAACTATAGGTTTGTATAATGATAGTCACGAATTAGTAGCAGTTGGAAAATTAGCTCAACCTATAAAAAATCAAGATGATTATGATAACACTTTTCAAATAAGATTTGATACAACAATATAAAATGAGTCATTGGTTATATAAAAATAAAATTCTAGAAGAAGCGCCTGAAGGCGTATTTGGTTTTGTTTATTTAATTACAAACGATAAAACTGGTAAAATGTATATTGGTAGAAAATACTTTGGCAAAACTAGAAGAGTTAAAAAGAAAGGAAGTAAAAGAAGAAAAGTCATAAGAAAGGATTCAGATTGGAGAACTTATATAGGCAGTTCCAAAACTTTACAAGAAAGCATTCAAAAAAATAAAAAACAATTTAATTTCAAGATATTAGCTTTTGGTAAAACGAAAGGTCAAGTTAATTATATAGAAGAAAATTTACATCATAAATTTCATGTAGCAAACTCAAGCAAGTTCTATAATGATTGCATAGGACCAAGAAGATTTGCAAGAGTAAATCTAGACAAAGAAACTATAAACGTTATAAATAAAATTGCGTTATAATTTGGATAAGTCCAAAAAATTTATTATATTGTAGTAAATGAAAAAATCAAGATTAAAGAGGTTACTAGCAGCTCTACTAGGTAGAGGCTCTGAAAAGAATAAAGGCGATGTTTGGCACAAATGCCCTTTTTGTAAACACCCAAAAAATAAACTTAGCGTAAACTTAATAAGTGAAAAATGGCACTGCTGGCATTGTAATGCTAAAGGTAGAAAATTATTTGTACTGCTTAAAAAGCTAAATGCTAATTCAAAACAAATAGAAGAATTAAACGATATACTTGGTGAAAGATCTTTTGCAATTGTAAATAAAAAAAGAGACGATTATGTTTCCTTGCCATTAGAATTTATTCCTCTATTAAATGGTAATATAAATTCTCCTCATTATAAAAATGCAATACATTATTTGAAAGGTAGAGGATTAAATAAAATAGACATACTTAGACATAATATAGGCTACGCAGAAAATGGTGAATATAATGGTATGATAATAATACCAAGCTATGACGCAGACGGCGTAGTTAATTACTTTGTAAGTAGAGCTTTTTATGAAACAAATTATAAACACAAAAACCCTAATGTTTCAAAAGACGTAGTAGGTTTTGATATGTTAATAGATTGGAAAAAAGATATAAATTTAGTTGAAGGAGCTTTTGATGCAATAGCAACTGGTGATAATACAATACCTCTATTCGGTAAAATATTACCAGATAATCTAAGTAAAAAGATAATAGAAAATAAAGTTAAAAGGATTAATATAATACTAGATTCTGATGCAAAGAAAGCAGCAATAAAACATTCAGAATATTTTATGGGTAATGGTATAGATGTACATCTAATAGATTTACCAGGAAAAGATCCAAGTGAATTAGGAAAAGACGTAGTTAATAGATTGATCAGTGAATCAAAGAAATTAACTTTCGGTAAGATAATGGAGTATAAAATTAATGCAGCATGTTAAAGTCGATTTTGAAAATGTAAATAAAATTTTACACATTGCAGACGTTCATATAAGAAATTACCAACGTCACAAAGAATATAGGTCAATATTCAAAGAATTGTATAAAGCTGCAAAGGCTTTACCTAACAATTCTTTGATTTATATTGCGGGAGATATAGTACATAACAAAACAGATATATCACCAGAGCTAATAGAGATAACCTCAGAATTTCTAAAGAAACTAGCAGACATAAAACCTACTATACTTATCAAAGGTAACCATGACACCAATCTAAACAACGATACGAGACTAGATACACTGTCTCCTATAGTTAAGAACTTAAATCATAAAAATTTATTTTACTTAGATAAGACCGATGTATACAGAATTGCAGATTGCAACTTTTCTGTATTTGAAATTGCAGATGAGGTAAGCAATTATATTAAAGCAAAAGATATAGATGGAAAAAATAAAATAGCCTTGTTTCACGGAGCTATAGACTCATCAGCAACTGACGCTGGCTTTAAGGTAGCAAATGAAGAACATAAAATAGATTTATTTGAAGATTACGATTTAGTCTTGCTTGGTGATATACACAAAAGACAATTTCTAAATAAAGAAAAAACCATTTGTTATGCTGGTAGTTTGATACAACAAAATTTTGGTGAAGCTTATGAAAATCATGGCTATATAGTTTGGGATGTTAAAACTAAAAGTTACGAAGAATTTAGTATAAAAAATGAATATGGATATTACACAATCCATATAAAAGATGGTATTATAAATCAAGACCTAAGTGATATACCAAAATATCCTAGATTAAGGTTTAAGATTGTAAATACAACTCAAGCACAAATAAAAGAAGTTGTAAAAGAAATAAGAAAAAAATGCAAAGTTCAAGATGTAATAATAATTAGAGAAGATAAAATAAAAGGTTCATCGGAAAATAAATCTTCTAGAAGAATAACCAAAGACGTTCGTAATGTAGAGTATCAAAACGAAATGATAGAAGAATACTTGAATAAAAACCACGAAATAGAACCAAGCATATTATCTGAGATAAAGTCTATAAATAGAAACTTGAATAATAATTTGTCAGATATAGAAATAGGTAGGGGTATAGATTGGAAACCTGTAAAATTTGAATTTTCAAATATGTTTTCATATGGACCGGGTAACGTTGTAAACTTTGAAAAGTTAAATGGTTTAATTGGAATATTTGCACAAAATCATATAGGTAAATCTGCTTTATTAGATTCTTTGTCTTTTTGTTTATTTGATAGATGCAGTAGAGGAAAAAAAGCTGATGACATAATGAATACTCAAAAATCAACTTTTTCTTGTAAGTTGCATTTTAAGATAGAAGAGGTAGACTATTATATAGAAAGAACTGCTAAGAGAAGAAGAAATAATACAAAGATTAGAGTTGACGTTGACTTTTGGTATATCGATGAAGGTGGAGAAAGGGTCGATTTGAATGGTGAACAAAGAAGAGACACCGACAAAAATATCAGGGGTATAGTTGGAGAATACGAAGATTTTATTTTAACGGCTTTATCTGTACAAGGTAATAATACAGGCTTTATAGAAAAAACACAAACAGAAAGAAAAGAGTTGCTTTCTCAATTTTTAGATATAACCGTATTTGAAGAATTATATCAATTAGCAAATGAAGATATAAAAGAAGTTCAAATACTATTAAAAGATTTTAATAAGACTGATTATGATTCCGAGTTAATAGAAGCAGAAGACCAACTAAAAGATAGTAAAGCAGAATACAAGCAATCTAGTAAAACTGTTTCTAGAATAAAATCTAATATAAAAGACAAAGACGAAGAGCTTAAAGAATTGTACAAATCTTTGAGAAAAGTTAAAAAGGATTTAGACATAGTAGACTTAAAGAAGAGAAAAGAAGAACTTGAAGAGGAAGCGGTATTAGACTTAAGTAAACTTAATAAATACAAAGACTATACAGAAAAAAATAAAGTTGAGTATAAAAATATTAGTTTAGAACTTTCCAAAATAGATATTGAAAAAGCAAAAGCAAACCAAAAAAACTATTTAGCTGATGAAAAGGTAATGCAAAAGTTAAATACTAAATTAAAATTGTTAAAGTCTGAAGTTAAAAATGCTAAAGAAAAACTTGATGCAATAGGTACATTCGACCCCAACTGTGACTTTTGTAAAAATAATTCTTTTGTAAAAAGTGCAGAAAGAATAAAATTGCAAATAGATCAATGCAAAATTGAATACATAGCTCTAATGAAAGATATTTCTAAGTGCAATCAAAAACTAGAATCTTATGGAGAATTTGAAGATTTGATAGATGAGTATGCAAAATTAGAAAAAAAGGTTTCAACTATACAAGTTTATCAATCTGAAATAAAAGTTAAGACTGTAACAAGGAAGTCAAATATAAAACGTTGCAAATCTGAAATAAGAGCTATAGATAAAGATATAAAGAAATATTACGAAAATGAAGAGGTTATCCTTTTTAATGAAAAAGTCAATAAAGAAATTGCAAAGAAAGAGTTATCTAAAACAAAGTGGGAAGCTGACTTAGAATTAAAGGAAGAAGACCTAGTTGAAAAACATTCTTCTGTTAGTTTATGGAAAACTAAAATTGAAACTATAAATAATACAATTGAAAAAGCTCATCAATTGGAAATAAAATTAAAGTCATATGAATATTACCTAGAAGCAATTCAAAGAGACGGTATACCCTATGAAATAATTTCAGAAGTCCTTCCATATATACAAGACGAAGTTAACACTATACTTTCTCAGATGGTTGACTTTACTATAGAATTTGAAGTAGACGGTAAATCAGTTTTAACCTATATCGTTTACGACAATAAAAAGTGGTCTTTAGAATTAACTTCTGGTATGGAAAAGTTCATATCTTCTTTAGCAATACGTGTTGCACTAATAAACGTTTCAAATTTACCAAGGCCGAATTTTTTAGCAATAGACGAAGGTTTTGGAACATTAGATTCTGAAAACTTAAGTTCAATGGAAAGCATGTTTAGTTATTTGAAATCGGAGTTTGATTACATAATAATTATTTCTCATATAGAATCTCTAAAAGATGTAACAGATTCTTTAATAGAGATAAATAGGAAAGGCGAATTCTCCAACGTTATTCACTAGCTCTATATTTATATATGAAACATTAGATAGACTATTGTTGATATATCGGAGAAACTCATGGGACGAAAAAGAAGTTCAAGAAAATATTTGGCTGAGACACCTGTACTTATAGTAGATAATAAGTACGAATCTCAGTATTTTCAAGTGTCCGATTTTCCAACACAATTACATGCTGGTAAAAATATGTTTAGACTTAGTGGTAACTCTGATTTACTATTAAGAGGTAGTATAGTAGAAATAGAAATTATGCCAGAAAATGGCGTAGAACCTATATATCACGAAGTAAACAATTACACAGACAATTCTAATAGAAAATTAATATCTATATACGTTTATCCAGAAGATTTAACTGGTCTTGCAACTGTTACTATAAGAGGAACAGCGACTAGAAGACCTGGTGGTAGATTTGTAAGAGGTTCTTTTCAAGGAAGACCTAATGTAAAGTGGTCAAGAGAAATATATGTTGATCCTTCAAAACCTAATACTACACCTATAGTATTTGGTCATCAACCAAGAATAACAATAACAGAAAATGTAAAACCTTATTTAAGCGAATCTTTTTCACAAGATTTAGGTTTTAACACTATAACTGATGCACAAGAATCTTCTACATTTACTTACACTCATACGCCAGCTCAAACTTACAATAACGTTGGAGCAACAAGAGGCGGAGGAGGACAAGCAGCAAATAGCGGATATTCTTATAGTACACCACCTCAAACAACAATTCAATCTAGTAACTTTCAATTTAGTTCTTCAATGATTGGTGGAACTTTAATGTTTCCAGACCCTTCTTCTGGTAACACGCCTGCTTTACCTAATGTCACAATTACAGTTCCAGCATTAAAACAAAATGGTCAACCAAACACTAGAGATTACACTTGTTCTATAGTATCTGTTGTAAATACTACTACTTGCATAGTTGATAAACCCTATTCATTTGAATATAGTTATACTCAACCTGGTACAACTTCAAGAGGTACACCTGCTGTATCTTCTTTCCCTCAATCTATTTATGCAACACACACAGCTACACAAATGGCAGCTACTGCTTACTCTGCAAGTTGGCAAGGTGAACCAACGCTTTATACAGAAAACAATTACAATCTTGTTTCTTATGCAAATATAGTTATGGGTAACTTAGCACCAATGGCTGGGGATGTATACAGAGTTAAAACTTGTATGAAATCTCATGGTATGCAAACTTGGGATATACTAGCAGACGAGATAGTTGAACAAAGAGAATTGCTTGCAAACCCTTCTAACATTTTTAGATTAGAAAGAACTGGTAGATTTATAAACCAAAGTACAATAGATGATTATTGGGCAGCAACATCTACTAAAGCAGGAGGATCAACAGAATTAAAAGCAGACTCTGAAGTTTTAATGGAAGGTATGATTATATCTGGATCTAAAGATTTAGCTAATGAATCTAATCGTAATAATCAATATGTTAGAGTAAGATGTAAAAAACCAGTTGAGGTTTTTAGAAATTGCGAATATCAAGTGTCTTTCAAAGCAAGAGCCTTTGCAGAAGTAGATGATGGTTCAGATGTAGGAAGAGAATATATGAAAGTGTTTATGTCTGGGTCTGGAGTTGATTATGATCCAATAGGTTCAGCGGACTTGGGTAGAAGAATGGACAGTAACGAATTAAGAGCTCCTTATGTAGCACCGGTTTCACTAATTGGCAGACCTTATATGGCTGGACCAAGTATACCTATGGCACAAGTTGCAAATATACCAAGATCTAGTACGATTGCAACTGCTACATCAACAACTACTTTGTCAATACCAGACTTTACGGAAAACTCTGCACCAGCTTATGATAGCGACAATGTAGTTTACACTTTTACAGCAGATCACGACGGTTTTGTAGTTCCAGTGTTTGCAGTTCACTTTGGAAAATGGTTAATAAGCGAAGTTTCAATAAAAGCTATTTCTGAAGATGGCTTTACACCGAATCATACTATAATAGAAGCAAGAGTACCAGAATATCAAGAGGATGATGTATTAGATTTCAAATTTGAATTTTTCGATTATAACGGAGTAAGAGCAGATTTAATATTAGTATCTGAAAGTATAGATTTTGCAGGTGGAAATACTTATATAAATGGAGAAGGATTTTTAGGTGAAGGTATAATATTTGACGGACAGATAGGAGCATAAAAAATGGCAAATTTAAGAACATTAAATTATCAAGGATTCAAAGCTGCAAGTTCTTCTTTAGGAACTTCTGGTTGGATGTTCTGGTCTGGCTCCAAAACCTTAACCGGATCGGGGGGAGCACCGGACACAGATTACGACGGTATAGGTTTAGAAGCAGTATTACATTCAGAAAGTTATTTTAGATACTCTGCATCTTCTGCTGGTTCAGGTTTAGATATTAGAACCGATACGTTTTTCTTAGGAAGTAGTGATGCTTTCTTATCTGGTTCTGGAGATGGTAAGATTGCTATATCATCTTCTAATTTCGAATTGTCAAATACTGGTAATGTAACAATGCAAGGGTCTATTACGGCTACGGCTGGTGGTACACTTGGGGGATGGGTAATAGGAACAGACATTCTATCAGCTTCTGCAGGAACCTTTGAATTAGATTCTGATGGACCTTTTCATATTTCATCTTCTGGTTTTCAAGTAGATACTGCTGGAGCAATAACAGCAAGTGCTGGAAAAATTGGTGGATGGATAATTTCTGATAAAACTTTAAGTGCACCTAATGATAATATAGCTTCAGAAGCTGGTATATTTTTAGAAGCAGATGCCCACCCAAGAATTAGAATAAATCGTACTAGCTCGCCATCTGATAACTATATAAATCTATTTTTTAGTGCTGATTCGAATTGGGGAATAGAAGGTAAGGAAGATGGTAATAGAGTATTTGGATTAGGTAACCCTAACAACACTGGAAATACAATTGCAGGCTGGGCATTTGATAATGCAAAATTAACATCTGGTCCATTAATGATAAATTCTGCTAATGCTTATATATCTTCATCTGCTGGAGATGGTTGGTTAATATCTTCATCAGCAGACCCAGCTGACGAAGCAGGCTTTATTTCAAGTTCATTATTTAAGGTAAGATCTTCTGGACAGATGACAGCTTCTGCTGCAAACATTGAAGGAAAGATAACTGCTAATGAAGGAGAGATAGCTGGATGGGCAATAGAGACTGGTAAATTGCATTCTGGACCATTAGAATTAAATTCTACAAATGGGTATATATCTTCCTCTGCTGGTAGCAAATGGATGATATCTTCATCAGCAGAAACTTCTGATCCTACTGGTTTTATAAGCTCATCTCAATTCAAAGTTTCTGCAGATGGTAGAATGTCAGCATCAGCTGGTAAAATTGCAAGTTGGAATATAAATGGAGACGACCTTGCATCAATTGGAGAACACATAGAACTAAAAGGAGATGCATCTCCTGAAATTATAGTAACAGGTCCGAGTAATCAACATAAAGTTAGAATGTACTATACGGATGATGCTAATTATGGTATCCAAGCAAATTCTGGTTCAGCTACAAAAGTATTCCAATTAGGATCTACTAATCAAATTGCAGGATGGGATTTTACTAATGAAAAGCTGCAAGGTGGAGTAATGATAATTAAAAAAGATGGAACCATAGAATCAGATGGTTTTGCATCTAACGTTCCGGGAACTGGTTTTAGATTAACAGCTGCATCGGGAGGTTTCCTTGAAGTAGAAAACGCAAGAATTAGAGGGACACTTTCAACAGCTGTATTTGAAAAAGAAGCAGTAACTGCAGTAGGAGGTCAATTATATGTTGCAAATTCTACAACATTAACTGGGTCTGTATTTCCAACAACATTGCAACCTTCCGGGTATACTTCTTCAGAGTATCCTCCTAATGAAACAACAATGTCAGTAGTTAATGTTACTGGTTTTGCAAATGGTGAAATACTATCAGCAAAGAAAATGAATAGTACAGGTTTTGCAACTGAATATATGAAAGTAATTTCATCTTCTAGATACGGGGATGCAGAAAACGATTTAACTGGTGCTATATATGTAGAAAGAGGATTAGGTACTTCATTTGCAGGAACATCTGGTTCACTTGGAGATAGTGGTTCATCTGCTCAAAGTTATTCAGGTTCACAAGTAATAGTTTCTACTGGTAAACTTGGAACTGGTTATATTAGATTAAACGCAAACCCTAATGATCCCTATACACCATACATAGACATAGTAGAAAGAACGGGTTCTGATGTTTATGATGTAGATCTAAAAGCAAGGCTTGGAGATTTATCTGGTGTTACCGATTCTAAATTTAGCGATGGCGTAAGCGGTTATGGTTTATATACACAGAATGGATATTTTTCTGGTAAAATAGAAGTAGCAAGTTTACCGGCTTTACCTACTACCACACCATCTTATCATTACGATTTTAACGTAGGAGCAGGAACAATAGTATATAACACAGTAGGACAAGACTTAAACGATATTAGTGGTTCTATTGTAAACGCAAATGAATGTTGGGTATCTGGAAGTGGAAACTTTATAACTGGTGGTACATCTATAAATTTTGAATCTGGTAAAAGTACTCGTATAGAAATAGAAGATAGAGAATGGTATTATCCTGGTGGTTCAACGACTCCGCTACACTCTGCAAGTATATCTGTTTGGGTAAAACCTGAAAATGTTGCACATACTCAACCTCAAATAGTATGGGAAGCTGGAGGAGGATCAAATGGAGACGCTTTATATATTTCAGGTAGCCATATCTGGTGGACAGCTTGGGAGGGCTCTTCAAATAATTATGACACATTAAAAGTTTCTGCATCTATAGAATCTAGCGTTTGGACTCACGTTGCAGCATCACGATATCATGGTACTGCAAGTATTTATATAAACGGAGTACATCAAGCAACTGAAACAGGCCACCCGGATATAGACAGTGGCGGTATAGTTTACTCGGGTTTTAGTGGTATTGGAGCATCTCATAATGATAGTGCAATAATAACTTCTAGCTTTAGACAAACATCAGGAGTTGTTTCTGGTGATGGGATATACTGTTATACTGGATCTATCGATGAGCTTAGAGTTTTTGGCCATTACAAATTAACAGACAATGAAATCTCTGCTTTATACCAATCGCCAGCAGGAACTGTAGGTGGAACAACAGTTATAGAAGGTGGCAGAATTAAAACTGGAAAGGTTCAATCAACAAATTACGGAGCATCAGCTGGCTCTGAATTAGACTTAGATAATGGAACAATTAAACTGGGAGGCTCATCTGCACCAGACTTTGCAGTAGATGAAACTGGAGCATTAACAGCTTCTGCTGGTACAATAGCTGGTTGGACAATAGCCTCAGACAAATTATCTAAAAACAACGCAGAGATAGATTCAGCTGGTTCATTAACTTTGGGTACAACTAATGATATTGTAAAACTAGATTCACAAGATGGAACTTATAGACTATGGGCAGGTAACGCAACTGCCGGGTCAGCACCATTCAGTGTAACAAAAGCAGGAGTATTAGCAGCAACTGGTGCTAATATATCTGGAGATATAACAGTAACTGGTGGAGCATTAACAGCTTCTATAATGGACTTCCCTTCTGAAGAAAATTTAATTGGGTATTACCCTTTGCATAATTCTGTAACAACAGATAATGGTAATGATAGAGTATTAGATTATTCGGGTAACGATTACCATGGAGAAGATGATGCTGGAAGTATATCTGGAGGAACAACATTTGTGGCAGGAACATCTGCAGGACCATTACCAGGAGCCGCTCAATTTGATGGATCAGATTCTAGAATAGATATAAATGCATTAAAAGCTGGTTTAACTTCTAACATGGATATATCTTTATCTTTTTGGATTAAGGAAACAAGCAATGCAGGTGATATAATACCATTTGGTTTTCATGATGGTGGAAATAATGATTTAATTTGGGTTATGAATGATGGTTCAACGGATAATCTAACCGAACTAATTGTAAATCAAGTATCTCTTGGAACATTGGCATCTGGAGTTGAATTTACAAACCAATGGCACCATATAGTACTAGTAATGGCAGACGGTTCTCAAGCTAAACTATATATTGATGGTGAATATGTAGGTGCTTATACTACTGCCAATGTAGAAACAGCCAATTTAGATTCAGGCCAGATAGATGAAATTCTATTAGGAGGAGAATTAGATTCAGCTGCTGGATCACCAACTAATGACCTTACAGGTTATATGTCTGAGTTCCGTGTATATAAGTCTGCATTGACAGCAGATAATGCAAGAGCGTTATTTAATTTACCGGCCGGACCTAACTCTGCTGGGACAACTATATCTGGTGATAAAATAACAACTGGAAAGATACACTCTAACAATTGGGCAGCATCAGCTGGTTCTCAATTAGATTTAGACAATGGAATAATTAGACTTGGTGGTTCTTCATCTCCATCATTCCAAGTAGACCAAGCAGGAGCACTAACAGCTTCTGCCGGTAAAGTTGCAGGCTGGACAATTGGTGCTTCATCGATAACTTCAACAACTTCAGTTGATGGTGGTTCAACGATATTAAAATCAAATGGGCAAATAACTGCATCAAGCATGCTATTATCTGGGTCCGCAACAGCTACAAACTTTGCAACTAAAGTAGTAACTGTAGATTCTGGAAATTTATCTTCTTATAGAAGAGCAAATGGCGATGGCTACAATTTAGTATTTGATGGATCTCAAGGTGGAGAAAGAATTATGCATATGATTTTAGATGTAGACCCAGGAAAAATTAAGGGGTTTGATTTAGTTAATTCTTCTGCATCAGTTGAATCTCAGATTGTAATAGATGTAATTACAACTGTAACAGGTTTTGATAACGGTGTCGTCAATAGTTCGTTTACAGCAATGAACGCAGTAAGGGAAGCACAACCATAATAGGAGAATAAAATGGCAACAGTAACAATGACAAATGGGCATAGGTATAAATTTGCAGCTTCGGCTGGAGCACCTGTGTTAGTAGAATCTTCAGACAATGTAGGAGATGTAAATTATTTCCACAACGCAGTTCACATGGAAGACATAGAGGCCGATCAAGGAAGTTTAGGGTTTCTTACGGTTAAAGGTGATAATGGTAATACAAGTTATGGACCTCAAATATTATGTTGGAATATTGGATCAGGTGATGCAGGAATAAGCTTTAGATGCGATAGCCAATACTGGACAATTGGACAAGACAATAGCGATGGAAATAGCTTTGGTATTTATGAATCATATGTTATGGGTAGTTTACGTGCAATAGGTATAGATACATCTAGAAATGTTACTATTGACAATGATTTATATGTAAACGATTATGCTAGAATAGATGCATTAAGAGTAGGGACTACTTCTACTGACCCAGGAGATGGCAATTTATACGTTGAAAATGATATTACATTGAAAGCTGGAGGAGATATACTTTTCGAAGCTGGTAATGGTCAAATAAGTTGGACGCATGCTGGGTCTGGTGGTAATCATGATTATTTGAAAATGGCTCAAGGAAATGAAGATAGAGCTTATATAAAATTGTTTGATTATGGAAACGAACATTCGCAAAGAGCTTATTTCTTTTATGATACAGATACTAATTTTATAGGAATACAACAACACAGAGACGATTCGGGCACTAGCCATTGGCCAGTATTCTACGTTAATCAATATGGAACTGTATATGCTACAGGTACTTACAATCAAACTTCAGATGAAAGGTTAAAGGAAGAAGTAAAAACTATTGAAAGTTCATTGGATACAATAAAAAAGTTAAGAGGGGTAAGCTTTACTTGGAACGATAAATCCTCAACACCTGGTGTAAAATCTTTTGGTATGATAGCTCAAGAAACAGAAACTGTAATTCCAGAATTAGTTAATACTGAAACAAAATTGGCAACAAAAAATGACAGCCCTGATAATACACCAACTTCTAATATAGATAATGCAAAAAGTATATCTTATGCAAATCTAGCTGGTCATTTTGTAGAAGCAATTAAAGAACAACAAGTAATTATAGAAGATTTGAAAGCTAGAATAATAGCATTAGAGGCTAAATAATGAAAGAGAATAAATCTAAAGGTTTGGGTGATACTATAGCAAAAATAACAAAAGCTACAGGTATTCAAAAAATAGTTAAAAAAACTATTGGTAATGATTGTGGCTGCGACGAAAGACAGGAACTATTGAATAAGAAATTCCCTTATAAGAAAGGTTAGATGATATTTATATATGGCACAAAAAGTAAAATGGGAAGAAGCTAATTTTAAGTGGAATGATAACCCTCATCTATGGGATCTAGTACAGATAATAGAAGAGGTTACTACCACTGGAGGAGCAATAGCTCCAGAATTAGTTAAAAAGTTAGATAAGAAGAAAAAAAAGAAACTAGTCCGTTTAATAATGCACAAAAACGGTACAAAAATCTATGACGAAGAAAAAGAAGTTAAAAGCTTACATCTTAAAGTAAAAGACATAGAAATAATAGCCGAGGAGATAAAAAGACATGTACAAATTATACACTGATAAAATAGAAAACTTTGAAGCAAAAATTGAGTTACAAGGAGCTTCATTAAAAAAGTCTAAAGCTAGGTTGGTAATTGAAGCAGAAGATTTTAATATAATGTTTAATGGTAAAATTTCTGAGTCTGGTAATGTTAGTGTACCCGTTAAAAGATTAAAGGGTTTAATAGATGAAAATAGCAAAGGATCTATTAAATTAGAAGTAATTGCTGAAGATACATTTTTTACACCTTGGGAATCTACTTTCAAAGTAGAAGCAAGTAAAAAAGTTACAGTAGAAGTTAAATCTCAATCTTCTCCTTCTTTAGTAGAAAATAACTCAAAAGTAGAAATATTATCACAACCAACGTTAACAGAAAAAGAACATGTAATTAATTTGTTAAAAATGTTAATAAAAGAAAATATAAACATTAAGAATCTTTCTATAAAGAAAACTGAGGTTAATACTATAGTAGCTGAATATATCCAAGCTAATCCTATAAATGATAATCAAAAAACGCCAATTATAGAGAAAGTAGTAAAGATATTAGAAAAACGTAAATAGAGGTTATAAATGGCTGGATCAGACGACTTTACAGGCCAAAATATTCAAGACACTTATCAAAGGGTTTTGCAATTATCATCGAGCGGAGCAGTTGCAGATGGTACAGGATCTTTAGTGCCACTGTTAAGAGTAACATCTTCATATGCTGTTTCATCTTCAGTCGAGATATTAAAGGAGCTATCTTCTTCATATGCAGAAACCGCAAGTTTTGCAAATAGCTTTGAAGTTACAGGACCACTTACAGCAAGCAATATAAGCGCAAGTGGTAGAGTAACTACATCAGATATTACATTGTTTAATACTAATGCTGGAAACCAAGAGATAGCTTGGTTCGGTGGAACAAATCAAGACGTTGAAAAAATCTATTGGGATGGTAACAATATAAATATTACTATACAAGACGAGGATATATTGCAAACTCATGTAGGAGGTGTAAACGTTAAAGGTACTTTAAGCGCAAGTACTGCAGTAAATACCGAAAAGATTATAACTACAAATAGTAATAATAACATAGAAATAAACCCAGCTGGTACAGGTGAAATAGATTTAGTAACTGGTAAAGTAAACATAAAAACTTCTGGGCCATTAGTACTACCTAAATTAAATTTATACAATAATGCTGGAACGTATTCTCAATCTATAAGTTGGACTCCCAGTTCAAACAAGCTTATTTCCATCCCAGACGAAGCTGGATCATTTGTAATAGAATCTCCTGGTAATGTAATATCAACAACTGCAATAAGCGCATCTGGTATTGTTTCTTCAAGTGGACTAAGATTACCAAACGGAGGAGCAATAACTTGGGGAGGTGTTGGTTACGCTTTATCAGTAACAAATAATAATCTGCAATTAGGATCAGGAGCTAACGTTGATGTAGAAGGTTATTTATCTGTCGGGGGAGCTATTACTTCATCAGCAGTATCATCTAGCGGTTTAATTGAAGCTAATAATATATTATCTTCTGGCAGACTTTATTTTGGAGAATTTGGCGGATCTAACAAATTTTTTGGTATATCTGGAACTGGGTTAGCCCTTGAAAATACCTCATACCTTAAAACGCCTTCTATAACTGCTTCCGGTGATATATCTACAAGTGCAGATCTTAAAGGTGGTAATTTATATTTAGGTCATAGTTCAAGAACCATAGCTAACACTGGTCACAGTAGTATAGGTAATCTTAATGTAAATGCTTCAAGAATTTTATATTTGCAACATGCGGAAGGATACAATTGTGCTATCGGAGGATATGAAGCACAAGAAACATTAATAGTTGAAGGTCAAAATGCTCAACAATCAGTTACGATTACAGCTAATAAAGGTCTTACAGTAAATGGAGCAATTACTTCATCTGGTAATATAAGTTCAAGTGGTAATATCATAACGGAAAATGCACAAATCGCAACAAATTTATCAGTTGGCGGTTTTATTACTTCAAATATTGATAACACATTTGGAAATATATTTTCTGTAGCTACAACAAACCTAACAGCTTCAAGTAATATAAGTGCAAGTGGTAATGTATATGCTCATTCGGCATTTCTTCCGAATGGTGCTTCAATTCAATTTGCTGATGAAACAGCTAATGAAGTAAGATTAAGAGGAGTTCAAGGAGCATTAGCAATAATGAGTGGTTCTAATACGGGTATAAGTATTAATCCAGGTGTAGGCCACATAACAGCATCAGGACATATAAGTTCAAGTGCAAATATTTATGGACAAGGGTATTATCTAAACGATGTTTCAATTTTAACTGAAAATTCAAATATAGTTTATATAGGAGATACTGCAGCAGGTTCAGATTTTGATAGAGTAGAAGTATTACACCCATTAAGAACTCATCATCCAATAACAGCTTCAGCAGTTATTAGTCAAAGCGATATCGGCCATGCTACAAATATATTAGGTGGTGATTTACTTGTTTATGGTAAAATAAAATCTGTTGGTTCAGAACTTACGATTATGTCTGGGTCGATAACAGCTTCTGCAAATATATCAACCTCTGCAGCTGTACAAGCTTTAACAGGTTCATTCGGTACTAATACTACAACTATAACAGATAGAATAGAAACTACAGGCTTTATTAGTACAACAACTGGACTTCAAGCTCCGGGACTTACTGCATCTCATAAATTATTACAACTGGGATCAGCGGTAGATACAAGACAAGAATTAGTAGTTTATGGAAAGATAGAACAAAAAGGATCAGGCCTAACTATTATGTCTGGTTCTATAACGGCTTCATCAGATATTTCAATGTCTGGAGACAGTAGTATTATAACTAGGACAGGATCTTTCAATCATATTATTACAGACGGAAATACTATTGAATTTAGAAAT